GTTGGGTCAAGAACATCAATGAGGCAGAACTCACAGTTATACTCAAAAACGGATCAAGGATCTGTCTCAGAGGCGCTGACAATCCTGACTCCCTGCGTGGCGTTGGTATAAATTTTCTAGTGTTAGATGAGTGTGCGGATATCCAGGAGAGTGCATTCACCGAAGTTCTCCGTCCCACGCTGTCAGACACCAAAGGCAAGGCCATGTTCATTGGCACACCAAAAGGAATGAACTGGTTCTATGATCTCTACCAGCGGGGTCAAGATCAGACCGAAGAAGAATGGTCAAGTTATCAATACACCACAGTGCAGGGTGGTTGGGTTGACCAGCAGGAGATAGAACAGGCCAAAAGTGACCTCGACAGCAAGACCTATAGGCAAGAATATGAGGCCACGTGGGAATCCTATTCAGGGGTGATCTATAATTTTAGCATGAAAGAAAACGTCAAGAAGATCATACCACCGTTGGACAACAACATCATACACATCGGGATGGACTTTAACCTTGACCCTATGAGTGCAGTGGTCAGTTACATACAGAATGATGTGGTCAACATCTTTGATGAGATACAGATTTGGAGTTCAAACACTGACGAGATGTGTTCTGAGATACACCGTAGATATCCAGGCAAGAAGATATTCGTGTATCCGGATCCGGCGTCAAGGGCCAGGAAGACATCAGCCGGAGGCAGGACAGATTTATCCATCCTCCAGAATTCTGGATTTATCTGCAAGGTTATGCCGAGGCATATGGCAGTCAGGGACAGGATAAATTCTGTCAATGCCAAGTTGTGTTCAGCGTCAGGCAAGCGAGATATCTATATTGACCCCAAGTGCAAGAATATGTTAAATAGCATAGCGAAACAGACATACAAAGAGGGAACAACTTTGCCTGATAAAACACAAGGATATGATCATTTTACCGACAGTCTTGGTTACAAAATATCGTTTTTATACCCAATCAAGACCCTATATGAGTCAACACCAAACGAAAGATTTGCAGTCAAAACAGGAGTTATGAGATAATGGCCAACTACCACCAAACAACAATTAACGGCAGTGTCAAAGGATTGCCAACACACAAAGATTACGACAACTACATTGACCAATACAGATTCTTAAAAAGAAGTTACCTCGGTGGCAACGAATACAAACAAGGACAATACCTAACAAAATATCAATATGAGTCAGACAGTGAATACTTCAACAGGTTGGATCAATCTGCAGTAGACAATCATTGTAGGAGCGTCTGTCACATCTACAACAGTTTCTTATACAGGCAAGAACCAAAGAGAGACTTCGGTTGGTTGGAGAACACACCAGAGATGGAAAATTTCTTGAAAGATTGCGATCTGGAAGGAAGGAGTTGGGATTCATTTATGAGGGAGGCCAATCTACAGAGTTCTATCTATGGACACTGCGTGGTCCTCGTTGACAGACCCGAAATGCAAGTGGGCACAAGGGCAGAAGAATTAGCACAAGACATCAGACCATACGTCACTATCTACACACCAGAGAACGTGTTAGATTGGAAATTTATCAGACAGCCAAATGGGCACTACGAATTAGAGATGGTCAAGTTCCTTGAAGAGGATGACAGGATGTGGGAACAGTCAGCAGAATTTTACGTGAGGACTTGGACCAAAGACAGGATCACACTGGAAGCATTCAACACGGACGAGAAACAAAATTTACAATTGATTAATGAGAGACCAAACACGCTGGGCAAGGTTCCGGCGGTATGGGTCTATGCTAACAGGGGACCAATCAGGGGCATAGGTGTTTCAGACATCAACGACATCGCACAGAGTCAGAGATTCCTTCACTCACTGAACAGTGAGGCGGAGCAGTTGATAAGACTGACCAATCACCCATCACTGGTTAAAACAAATTCAGTGCAGGCATCAGCAGGTGCCGGTGCGATAATAACGATGCCAGAAGAACTTGACGGTAACTTAAAACCATTTTTGCTTCAGCCATCAGGTGGTAACCTGCAGGCAATTCTAGAGACAATGGAGAACACAGTGAAGTCCATTGACAGGATGGCGCACTTGGGGGCCATAAGGGCAGTTGAGACAAGACAGATGTCTGGCCTCGCGATGCAATCAGAATACATGCTCTTGGATGCGAAACTATCAGAGAAGGCCAAGAATCTCGAACTGTCGGAAGAGAATATTTTCAGACTGTTTGGACTATGGCAAGGACAGGCCTGGGATGGTGAAATAAAATATCCCACGGCGTTCCACATCAAAGACAAGAACATCGACATGGAGATCCTACAGAAAGCCGCTGTGGCTCAGAGAGACAGTGCAACAGCAACACCAAAGGTCAAAACAATGTTGGACAACAAGATAGTTGAATTACTGGCAGACGACGATGAAGAAATACAGGAGATGCAACATCCAGTTACGACTCCAGAAAACAGATCACAACACATCAAAGAGATGATAATGGAAGGTCTAACTGACCAACAGATGTTACAACTACATCCAGAGATTAATCAAGCAGACATAACAACAGCAAAACAAGAGTTATTAAATTTGAACAATGCATCCACATCTCCAACACAAACACCTACTGATTAGGGCAGAAGTCAATTCACCACCGCTCAACGATTTCACAAAAGAGCGTATGGACGCCGAGATCGCCAGCCTCATCAGAAAGATAGACATGGAGATCCTGTCAGGCCCACACTCGGCATACTGCCTGGACACTGGCAACTTGGGTTGGAGTTCGACAGCGATAATCACCACCAGTTCGATAACTTTTCATTCTTGGTCAGAGACAGGCGTGATACAGTTGGACGTCTACAGTTGTAAGGATTTCAGGATTAGGGACGTGTTCACTTGGTTGGCACAGTTTGACATTGAGAGATTGGATTACAAATACTTAGACAGAGAAAAAGGATTCACAACACTGGCTGATAATCAGTTCAGTGTGCTAGATTCCGCACAATACAATCTACAAGCGGAGAACACGTGATGCAATTTGACAAAGGTTCCACAACATTTGACCTGCAGGACACGGAGTTCTACGACAAGTATGAATTGTTTGACAAGATAAAAAAATCGCACGTCAAACCCTATAGGGAAGAGCGTGACTTGACCTGTGACAGTGATCTTAGGATCAGTGTCAATTCACACTACAGATTATGATTAGGAAACTATACAGATTACCGGAGGAGACAGCCAGGCACAGGCAGATGAAACAGTTGTGCCTTGACTACTTTACTCACTACGACAAATTGATGAAGCATCCAAGCAAGACCAATGCCACACGTGCCAGGAAGGCCTGTGTGTTGTTGAAGAGGGTGGCTCACGCCAGAGGCGTTGAACTGCTGGACTTGTATGCTCCTTCAAGGAACGAGGGCAGACCCGAGAAGTTCCCAACCAAGCACAAGATCAAGGAGGATCACAATGGACAAGAAAAAGAAGAAGAAAAAAGGCTCTAAGTCTGGCAGAAGAAAACCCAGTGGCAGACGTAGATAGTAAAGACATTGAGAAATGGATCAGACAGGTTGTTATCAAAACTCATAAAGCGAGTAAACAGCCTGTCTGCCCGTTTGCAAAAAGAACACTCAAAGATCGTAAGATACAAATCACGCCTGCGACGCCAAATGTGTTGGCTCAGATTGACCAGTGTTGCAATCTTTTTAATGTGCTTAATCTCGATATTGTTATTTTCTATTTCAACGAACCGATAACAGAGCGTAAACTGGCCAACATATGCAGACGCTCTCACCGGAACAACCCCAACAGTGCGATCTTGTATGACCATCCTGACAATGACGGCCGACACAAAGGTGTGTCTTTCAGTTTCCAGAAATGTGCATTGATAATGGTGCAGGATCTAAATAAATTGAAAAATGCACAACAACGATTACGAAAAACTGATTATTATCTGTCTTGGGGTCTTGACCCTGATAGTAGTATGTTCTACTAGCAACGGATAAATATGATTGTGAGCATATCCTAATCACGTATTAACAACAAGGAGGACTACGATGAGTCAAGAAACATCGCAAGACACGGGTCAAACTGCCACTGTGGCACCAGATCAAGTCTCTAACACAAACACTACACAGGACACAGCGGACAATCAACCCGCGAAAGTTTATACACAGGCAGAACTTGATGCTGTGGCGGCTGAAGTAAGAAGAAAAGCAGAAGCCAAACTATCAAAGAAGTTTGAAGGTATAGATGTTGAGCACTACAAAACTCTCACTGCCAAGGAGGAATCTGAGAAGATATCCAAGGCACAGGAGAAGTCGGAGTTCGAGAAACTGTTGAAAGAGAATGCTGAGAAGTTTAACAGCAAGATTTCATCACTCACTTCTGAACTGACAAAGATCAAGGTAGATGGAGCATTGATAAATGCCGCGTCAACCAAGAAGGCGATCAATCCAGAACAAGTCGCGAGACTGGTCAGGGAGAACATCAAGATGTCAGACACGGGAGAGGTTGAAGTCGTTGATCTTAAAACAGGACAGACTAGATACACTGACAATGGTGATCCACTTGACATTGACGGGTTGGTAGGAGAATTCTTACAATCAAACCCACACTTTGTTACAGCAGGACAACCGGGAGGTGGTTCTACATCGAACACTGGCACGGCTGGTGCGAAACAGATAGATGTTGAGAAACTGGACTTCAACAATCCAGAACACAGGAAGATCTACGCAGAACATCGTAAAACAATGGGCTTGTAGGTCAACTTTAACAACTAACAATAACAAAGGAGAACCATCACAATGGCTCTAACAAACACAACAACATTGGCAAATTTATTGCCATCAATCGTTGCAGAGGCGTTATACCAAGCATCTGAAAAGTCGATCATGAAAGGTCTAGTTAAGAACTACACATTAGCACCTTCTTCAGGTCTGACTGTAAACGTGCCGATCTACGCAAAACAAACGGCGGCAGGTTTAACAGAAGCAACGGCTCCAACAGCAACAGCAATCACTCCATCAACAGCGGCTCTAACAGTATCAGAAGTAGGTATCAGAGCAACTGTTTCAGATCTTTCAATCCAAGCATCAGCGTCTAACGTTGTTGCGGACATTGGAAAATTATTCGGTGAAGCGATAGCAAGAAAAATGGACTCAGACCTAATGGCTAACTTCAACAACTTCTCACAAGTAGTTGGCGGCGTAGGCGAAAGTGCAAGTCCAACAGCGACACCGGCTATGTTATTCCAAGCAATCGCTAAGATCAGATCTCAAGGTTACGACACATCAAACGACTGTGCGATCGTGTTACACCCGAACATCGCTTACGACATCGCATCAACTCTTACTTCAACTTTTGCGGCTCCGGCTTCAGCAGTTGGTAATGATGCTTTGAAAAATGGCTTCATGGGCACACTAGGTGGCGTTCCTGTATTTCAATCATCTTTAGTTCCATTAGCAGATGGTTCAACTGCAGGTGACTATGGTTGCGGAATCTTCCACAAGGAAGCAATCGGCTTGGCTATGATGCAAGACATCAAGATCGAATCTCAGAGAGAGGTTACATTGAGAGGTTTTGACATCATGGGA